TGTTATATCTGGTACCCTCATTCCGACTATTGTCGGGCTCGCGACAGCTTTATTCGCCACAGGAATTCCTGAAATCATTATCGGCATTTCAGCATTGATCGCGATAATCGTTCTGCTGGCACGAAACTTCAAAAGTATAAAAAGCTTTATTATAAATGCGTTCAGACCCGCGCTTGGTTTTGTCGATAGATTGATCGCTAAGATGGAGAGCATATCCCCAATATTAGGCAAAATAGGCAGGGCATTCAAAACTGTGATCTTAGGGAACCTCAAGCTGATAATAGCCCCAGTTGAATTCCTTGCGAACAGCCTTAATAGTATAATCGATGCGATCAACCCGCTTGGCGGCGGCGGCGGTCCTAGTGCACAGGCAGATCCTGCACAAGGCAGTGTTCCGTCTATAACTCAGCAAGCCGCACAGGTGAACAATCAGGCGAATATCACGATCGGGATTCAGCAAGATTCGACAGGTAAGATCAAGGGAACGACTGTTGAATCAAAGAATACGCGCGCGAATTTGAAAGTTATTAATACAGGTGCGATGACACCAATAGCAGGATTTGGGTAATGCCGTTCGAAGATAAAATAAGACAAGTCATAGGCGATCAGAATTCCGCGAGCTTTCGAGGAATTCCTTTTCGTTTAGGCGTGGATACAAATGAGGGCGGTCGTCGTGGGACCACTCATCAATATATTTTCAGAGATAACCCATTTAGAGAAGATACCGGCCGCATGGCTGAAGGTTTCACGATCGATGGATTTATCGATGGCAACAATAACCAGTTCAACGGTCAGACTCTTGATTATATTCAAATTAGGGATTTGCTTCGTGATGCCATGCGAAACGATCCTTCACCGGGCATTTTGATATTGCCGACATATGGTGAATTTGAAGTCTCGCCTATCAGATTTAGAATCGTAACTGACAATCGAAGAAAAGGAATCTGCCAGCTCCAATTGACTTTTGTTGAATCAGGCGAGCTTGAATTCCCATCTGTAACAGATAACTTAGTCGAAACAGCCGAGATCAATGCTGATGCTTTGGCCGATGCAGTTACTAGCGAAGCTGGATCAGGAACCATTCTGACACAAGATCCAGACAGCGGAGTGAATGAATCTGAAGATATCATGAATGAATTCACGAAATCGACTGATATCGCGCTCGAAACTGGTGAACAGGATCAAAGCTCATTAGAAGACTTCAATCGCAAGTTCAATAACTACAAAGAGCAGGTTCGTTCTAAATTGTTCACGCCGACTGAGTTTTATACAGATACTCAGGAAATATACGACGAGCTAAGGCAGGTATGGCCGGACGATGAATTGAATGATGCTTTCGATTCTTTCCGCGATATCTTTAATTCTGCTGTCGATGATATCGGAAAACTAGTCGATATCGATACTATCGATAGAATCAATCAGCAAAAGAATTCTCAGCTTTTGCGCGATGGCGTTCGAAACGTCATGCTTTCTCAGATGTCGATAATCACAGCGAATCAAGTATTTGCATCTAATCAACAGGTTCAACAGCGCAGAGATCTCATCATCGATCTATTCGAACAGCAGATCGAAAACGCATCTGACAATTTTGATAAGGATCAGCGCGATAATCTCGTCAATTTGCGAACAACCGTTTTAGTAAGTCTCGAAGCTGTCGGCGGTGATTTACCAGATGAACAAACGGTATTTCTAATCAATTCATTATCAGCGTTCGAGCTTGCGAATGATTTATACGGGGATGCACTTCGAGGACAGGAAATCGCCGATGCCAATGAAGCTTTAAATCCTTTGTTTTTGCCTGCTCAAACTGAGATGAAAGTGCTTTCTTTCTGATGCTTGATCTAACTGTTAACGGGAAAGATCATGGCGGCTGGCTATCGATGCGAGTTTCCAGATCTATTCAGCAGCTCTCAGGATCTTACTCGCTAGAGACAGGCCCGAAAACAGCGGCGAATCCATTAATCAGACCTGGAGATTTGTGCAAAGTCTCGATCAGGAATGAAGAAACAGATCCAAAGTTTCAAGTCATTCAGGGATTCGTCGAAACTCTCGATGGCGCCGGAGATGAGAACTCTGTCCAGTTTGAAGTATCAGGCCGAGATCGAACAGGTGATTTGGTCGATTCTGCGATCACACGAATCGGAGAATGGAGAAGCCTAAAATTCCAGGAGCTTGTCGCGGATCTAGCAAGTGATTTCAATATACAAGTCGGCATTGATAGCGCCATAGATACAGGCGCTGAGATATCTGCGATCAATTACGATCAAGGGACAACCTACCAAGAGCTAATTGCTGAGTACGCTGTTCAAAAACAATTGCTCGTTTATACACAGCCAAACGGCCAAATCTTTATAACTCGAGCATCAACTCAGCGCGGGAGTCTGTCACTTGTCGAAGGCAAAAATATTCTCAATCATACGATCAACTTGGATTGGTCCGAGGTTTTCAAGGAATATCTAGTCAAAGGAAGTCGACAAAGCCAGAAAAACGACCCTGAAGATGAGGTCACGCAAGTCGAAGCATGCGCCATTGATGAGAGATTCCCTCGTAATCGTGCTACGATTATCATGCCCGACACCGAAGTCACGGTCGATTCAGCCCAAGAAATAGCCGACTGGAACGCTTCGACAAGAATGGGGAAGGCCGAAGCGTACACAGCGACAATTCAGGGATGGTTTCCCGTATTCAATGAGATCGCGTATGTGAAAATAGATTCATACGATCTCGATGCTGATATGCTGATCGAAGGCTATGAGCTTATAGCAGATGACGGAGGCAAGAAAACGACTTTCAATGTAGTGCACCCGAGAGCGTTTGCCCTTCTTCCAAGCAACATAATCACAAAAGATTCAAAGGATTCAAATTTACTAAGAATAGCATGAGCGAGCTTGTAACAGATTTACGACTGATTAAAACTGTCAAGAAGTACTTGAGCAATGTAAACACTCGCGCTGTCTTGCAGACTATCGAGCAGGACGAAGGCAAAATGTTTGCTCAAGTTACAGGTCGCGCTAATCAGGTCAGAACAGGGGTCGAGCATATTCAGCAATACGGTTTCAGATCAAAGCCGAAAGTTGGTGCGCGCGGGATATTACATTCAGTAGGCGGTAGGATAAATAACGCAATGCTCGCGATTGTAGACGATAAGCGATTCGGATCAGACCCCGTATATGCAGACGGTGAATCTCGACAATATGACGATCAAGGCAGCTTTCATCGCATATTTGATAAGAAGCACAGGCTACAGGGTGATGACTACGAATTGAGGATCGATGACAACAACAAGATCGAATTTGTGGCCGGGAGCTTAAAAATCACTGTCGGTGGTGAACTTTATGAATTTACATCTAGTAAATTACAGACTACAAGTGCTGATGTTGTAGCAGATACAGTATCACTTCAAAACCATGTGCATGTAATACCTGGAGGATCATCAGCAGGAAATACTAACCCACCAACACCATGACAGTAGTAGGCTCAAACGACATAGCATTCAGTTTCGACTGCGACAGGTTGTTTTTCGATCTTCAGCTCAATGAAGACGGATCTGACCTGAAAGGTGCTATCATCCTCGAAAACGCCATTCCGATATCACTATTTACAGATCGGAGAACTGGTTCGAGCGATAAAATACCCAATTCCAAGGGTTGGCCGGGTGACGCTTTAGCAGAGGAAGATACCCCATTAATCGGGTCAAAGAACTGGCAATTGCTCAGAGGCAAGACAACGGATAATGCGCTGATTGATGCTGTGACCTTCTCGAATGAGGCATTGAAATGGCTGATCGACGATAAAATAGTCGCGAGCTTCGATGTCAGAACCTCATATCTGGACAAAGTTAAGGGCGTTATGGTCTTCGATATAGATGCGACAATGCCAACTGGTGAAAATTTAAGATTCCAATTTGTGTGGGATCAGATTAGTAATCAAATCACATCAACTAATATTAGCTAATGGACTTACTACCAATACCAACAGCGCAGGAATTACGAGATCGATGGAACTCGGATGTAGTATCGAAATTTCCAACTGCCAAGCCTCAGAATCGCTTTTCATTCTTTGGTATTACCGGAAAAGCTCATGCACTTTTACTTCACGGCCAATATCTATTTACTCAGAATATCGCGAAGCAGATTTTTGTTACGACTGCGACCGGAATCTTTCTTGATTTTCATGGTTCTGATTTCGGGGTAACTCGCAGACCCGCGACCGCGGCTTCAGGTGATGTCGTATTGACCGGGACAAATGGTTCAGTCATCGCGATCGGTACGCGAATAAAATCAAAAGGCATTTTATATGAGACTCAGTCAGTTGCTACTATTACCGGCGGTACAGCAACTGTCGAAATCGAATCAATCACGTTCGGATTAGCTACACAGAGAGATCCCGCTGAGACAATGAATTTTGTGACTACTCCTGTCGGCCTCGATAATCCAGTCACTGTCAGCGCTGGCGGTTTAACAGGAGGTTTCGACCGCGAAACAGACGAAGAGTATCGTCAAAGAGTTTTATTCAGAAAACGAAATCCACTTCAAGGAAGCGCGCCTTCTGACTATTTGCAGCTCATGCTTGAGGTTCCAGGTGTTACTCGACCATTCGTATTCCCGAAAGAAGCCGGTCTTTGCACAGTCACTAATAGATTTATGACTGACAATAGCACCGGTAACGGAATTCCAACTGCAGGTGATGTCGCTGCGGTCCTTGCATTTCTTGAAAGCGAGATTGGCGCCGGAGTTGATATTTTTGTTTTTGCACCTGTCGCAGCACCTGTCGCGTACGATGTCACAATCGACCCAGATAATCAGGGCGTTAGAGATGCAGTCGAACAATCATTGCGAGATCTACATTTGCGAGAAGCAGAGCCCGGTAAATTATTTCCAATCAGTAAAATTAGAGCTGCTGTTTCGAATGCAGCTGGTGAAGACGACAACACGGTGAATTCTCCTGCCGCGGATATTCCTGCCGGTGGCGCTGGTGATATTCCCACATTCGGCACGATAGTATTCACATGAACACCGTAAGATTAAATGATACTCCCATTTTCGGGACTGGTGAAGAAATCACACTGACTGGCGCCCAAAAGACTCTTGAAGAAATGGGCATCGTTTTCAGCCCGTTAGCTCAGATTATCAGAGTACGCTTTTACGAGCCGATAGATGGTGCTTTGATTGGCAGATACTCACACGATAAAAATGCCACGATCGACGCTTCAGAAGGCATTCCCATCGTCGGCGGTGATCCTATTGTCTTGAATCGAAATCAGTTTCAAGCCCCGTTTATAGCATCGGGCTCAGATGTCATCGCTATCACTGAGCAATGGGGCATCGCAGAAACATGCGATTTTGAGGACGGATATACCTGCGTTATGGCGCAGCATTGGCCTAAAGGTCTTTTATGGCTGGCTAAAACCATAACCGACAGTCGTTTATATAAGTTCTTGAGCTTATTCGGTAAGAGCTTCAGCGACTATCATTGTTTCCTGGAGCGCTTACAATGTGAGTTTTACGCGTCTAGATGCAAAGAATTGTGCGCGAATTGGTTTGATGAGCTTTTCGACAATAATATTAAGCAATGCCTTGATAAACACGGCTTAAGCGATCAAGACGAGATCTTTGCAATGATCATGAAAGTGATCTCACGCGGAGCAAATAAGATCGAAGACTATATCGAAATAGGGGAAATCATCGGGCTTGAAGTGCAAGTAACGGACGCACAACCTGATCTGATATTCGAGTTCATAAACCCGAATATAACGGGTATGACGGCCTGTGACACCGCTTGTTCGAGACTGATCGACGGCCCTGACATGAATTTAATTCTCGCCTATGTATGCATCTTGAACATTATAGCGCCAGCACATTCAAATATTATATTTAAGATCGGTGATTGTGAATTTCAGGTAATATAAAATGGAAAGACTAGACGGAGGCAAATCAAACGGATTAGGCTTAACTGTTAAGCCTGTTTTTACTGCGCGAACAGCCAGCGCAATCAAATACTTCAGCTGTCCAACGCAAATGAGTCCGGAATGGCTCAACATGGTTCAGGAGGAGATTTCGCGGGCTATCGAACTTTCTGGATCTGCTGTTGATGGCGCTGACGACGAGCAGCTATTCAAGGCCATACAAGATATCGCTGATGCAAGAATCGCGCTTAATGCTCCCGCAATCGTGCATGTTGCTCAAACGCAGCTTGTCCTTAATACAAATACACCTGTCGGATTCACTAATTTTGCAATCGGCACACCGCCATCAGGAGCAAAGTCAATCGGCTTAAATTCTATTTTCAACACGACAGGAGATGACGGAACCTATGATTTAAGGATCAGGGACACAAACGGACTGATCTTTAACTTCAATGGCGTCAATGCGTTTGACAACGCAGTCGGTTCATCAGATCAGGGAGTCAATACATGGTGGTTTGATATAACAGGCGGCAGCTCTATGGCTTATGAAATCATAGATGTTTTTCATAGTGGCGCGAATGCTTTCACTTCACAGATTAACCGAGTAGCTTGGCATTGATTATGGCGAAGAAAAAAAAGATCATAGTTGTTAAAGAGTTGATGTTTCATGAAAAGAAGCTCGGCAAGATTACGTCTGCTGTATTCACGGACAAGGATCACAGCCATGTCAGCTTGAAAATGGATGGCGAAAGCTGGACTGTATCAAAAGCTTCAGGTGATAGATTGTGGGATGAACTAGAAAAGCAAAACGTCAAAATTTCTGATTACGTCGCTCCCGAAATGAGCAAAGATGAATTCTGCGTCTATTGCAAAAAGGAGATCGATAGAATACGTTTGAACGAAATTTCTATGGATGTTTGGGATGACTTGACGGATTCTCAAAAATCTAAATGGAAAAAGCACATCAAGACTTTACGAGATTTGCACAACTCAGTGAATTTAAAAGGAATTGCAACAGGTGATACTGTAGCCGCAAAATCAAAAATGCCTAAACCTCCAAAATCATGAACGATTTATTATTAGACGAAGAAGCAATTGATGATACAGGTCTTGTCGTCGTATTGACAACCACACCCCAAAGCCTGGACGAGCTGGGAATCACCCCGGATCCATCTGCTGAGTTTGTGAGGTTTTATTTTGATCCTGCTGTAGTCGAAGTCGTTGCTAGAGTTGCCCATGATCCTAATTTTGCCTTAAGCGATGTCGCTGGCATTCCTGTGATACCTCTCGATACTTTCTTTTTCAATTCTCATACGTTTTTAGGTGTCCAGCTTCGCGCTATTAGTGGCACTCTTAATGTTTATACAGAACAATTTAAGGTTAATTAAATGCCGCTTGAAGTCAGACGCAGAGCAACTACGCCGCCACTCGATGGCGCGGTTACTGGTGGACCAGTGCAAACGAACCATGTCGCTGCTGATAAAGCTTATAAAGATATCACAAGCGGCACTATCGCAACTGACAACATTGGCGAAGAAAAAATCATTTATCTCAACGGCAAGAATGCGACAAGCTTGATCACATTCGGCTTTGTTCTGCCCTTCAAAGTCACGCGTCGAACTGCTGACACTCCTGATTTTAAAGTCGAAGAAGGTAATTCAGGCTGGAAAAATGAAGAAGATATTCAGATTCAGCCGCGTATCATAGCTGATGGCGATACCGGGTGGAAACTACAAGTCAAAGATCAAAGCGGTGATATCGGCGCAATCGACTGGACTTTCAGAATCGAAACAAAACAAACATTCGCACTATGAAGAAGCTAGGAATATTTTTACTTTTAACGTTGTTCACTGTCAGCTTGTTCAGTCAGGCAGCAGTCAAGCGGGTTTGGCTGAAGAAGGCCGGAACGATTACTTTCGAAGGTGCGACTGAGGATGATTTTCAAACCGTTTTAGGCGCTATTGATCCCACAGGCAGTAACGCTATAAACGTTCCAGACAAATCAGGCACAGTTGCTTTATTATGCGATCTAGGATGCGCGACAATCATGGGGGGCGGCACCGGACAGACTCACGCAATCTGGACAGGATGCGGGGCGAGTGTGACTCTGGGCGATTCTGTCATAAGAGAATTAGCAGGCGATGTCCTCTTTGATGATGGCGTAAATGATATTCTTACATTCGATTTTACGACAAACCCCACAGGCGCGATTAATTGGACGCTTGGCGACGTAAGCGGCTTGCCGTTGATCGATAACGGATTGTCTGCTGGCTTCTTTCCAATAGCGACCGCGACAGATGGCGAAGCGGTTAACTCAGGAATGGATCAGGACATTACGAATTCGTGTACCATTACCATTTCGGGCAAGGATTTGAAAATGGAGAACGAGGCCGACAATCTTATCGTAAACGATATTGTATCGGCCTTTAACTCGAACACATTTATTGACCTCAATAGTGCTGAGATAAGACTCTTTGTCGGTACAGGCGGAGTAACCTTAGAGTTACGGCAAGGCGCAGCCGCTTTATTGTCTGAAGATTTGAACGTCAAAGGCGATGGCATTACAAACGCCAGGCTATTTATAAGTGACACCACAAACGCTAATTCTCTCGGGCTAGCAGCCGACAACATTGTAGGAAACAGAATAGTGCAAGGGCCTAACGCACTCGGAACGATGGCGCTTTGGGGAGAGGAGACAGCCGAAGATCTAACCGTAGATAACACCGCAATAACTTCAGGAGCACTCACAAGCGGAACGAATTATTTATTCACGGTCGGCGCGACTTCAGCATGGGACACTGAACCGAATGCTGTTTTTACGCCGAATCTTCCTGACGGTGTTGCCGTCCCGATCGGCAGAGTTGGAAGGGTCACAAGCGGGACAGATTTTATTCCGCCTAATTACGGCGGGGCAACCTTAGTTCCGACAATCCCTGTTCATGGCAATTATATTCAGATCACATCGAATACCGGAACAGCAGCCGATCGCACCCGAGAGCTAGAAGACGGAATAGCAGTCGGTCAAACCTTTACTATCGAATTCAACGCAACAGCAAACAGCCAATGGGAATTGATTGGAATTTTATCAACTGGCGGCGGCACCTTTACTTGGAACTCAGGCGCAGCGGCAACCATTCAACAGGTTATGTATCTTCAGTGGAACGGTACGAACTGGTTCACTCGCGACGGAATAATCACAATCATACCATGAAATACTTATCGCTCATATTACTCTTATCGTTGCCCGTTCTGGCATATTCACAGGCTCGCGAAATCACCATTCCGGAAAGGGCGGTCGCAGCTCCTTCAGACGATCTCAAGATCGAGGGCAGATGGTTCATTCAGTTCGCTCAAAAAGACTGGGAAAAAACCATCGACGGCAAGCGATTTATCCTGTTTCCCGACAGAGAATCTCGTTCGCAGCAAGTCCTTGATTTGATGGCGAGCGTTTCAGCTTCGTTCGATTCTTATATATTCGAGCAGATCAGTGATGGCGATTACGCTAACGGAACCGACAAGCTTCGATATATTGCTGCGTGTATTGAGGGCGATAAGGTCTGTCATATATACATTCGCGAAAATAATAAACAAACAATTATATCGTTAGAGCGTATCAGGGAAAACGCCACTGCGGCGGCTGATATGGCCGATATCGCTGCTGATTTACTTAGCTTATCAACAATAGCTACAGACACCGACGACTATCAGGAGCATTGACAAAGCTTAATAAATAACCAGCTTAAGAAGATGGTCTATACTCAAACCATTCAGGGCAAATCCAAGAATGTATTGATTACGGCATCTGCTCAATCAATCGCCGATTTAATCAGTGAGGCTATTGATGAAGAAACCAATCGAGTTCAGCTTTCGTTCACTGGTGGGTTATCAGGTATTAATCCTATAGCTTGGGTAACAGAAGACGGAAACGTCACACTCGCCCCAAACAATGGCGAGCCGGTTTATGTAGGCGGTGTGATTTCTGTCACTCGCGACAACTTCGATACATTTCAAATTCTCAAGCACTCTGGTGCGGATTTCAATATGTGGCTGAAGCAGTTTAATTATGAAAGCCAGTCAACCTAATGCACATTGATTACCCAAATGGCGTAGGAACTTATTCGCCATCTAACTTTCGCAGCGTCATAGAAAATCTCTATGATTTTTTGCCGAACGATGCCGATGGGTTTTTGACAGATAACTCGGCGCGAGCTGGCACTGGCGATTATAAAGCTGCCGGAATTTTCGGCGCGAAACGCGTAAAGCTAGACGGCACAAATACTCTCGATGATTATGCCAGCGTAATTCGAGAAAGCAAAGAATGCATCGAACTGGGCATAGGCGAATACATGCTCGATATTATAGCGTACGTTCATTCGATCATTCCCAACACATCGCACAAATCAAAGTTCTATATTGGTTTAAGCACAGACAAAGCAGGCACCGCACTAACCGATGGGGTCTGGTTTGAATATGACGAAAACGATACGAACTGGCAATGCGTCAACTCAATCGCAGGGACTGAAACCAAAACTGACAGCGGAGTCGCTATAGCCGCAGCGACAAAATACGATCTGAAGTTCTTTGTTAATGCCGCTGGCACATCCATTGAATTTTTTGTTAATGGCGTATCAAAAGCAACCCACACAACAAATATCCCAACAGTTGATCTATCGCCTATATTATATGGCCGGTGCACTGAGACTCACGTTGAAGCGGCATCGTCAATTCTCGCGGTCGATGTTTTTTGCGAGAGATTAATATTTACAAACCCTCGATAACTCCTATATATCAAACCATGAATAAAAAATTAATGGGACAAGTCCGACACATATTGTCGGCCATAGGCGTATATCTCGTCGCAACTGGACAAGTTGACGATGCTGGTATGCAAGAAATCATCGGTGGGATCATGGCGCTTGCAGGTCTTGCGCTTTCATGGTTCGCACCTGAAAAGAAAGCGTCGTGAGAAACTTTATCCTAGCTTTCTTCGTTTGTTGCTCGTGCATTTTTGCGAGCTGTGCGGTCATCGATGCGGTTACTGGCTCGCTTGTAAAACCAAAGCAAGATCGATATCACGGTATGACTCTCGACGAGTACGCTACATGGTATAACGCTCATGCAAAAGAGAACCCGGGCTTGATCGATCCTTCAAAAGAACCGGCAGCAGCTAAAGCACCTGAATCAGCGCCTGTTACTATGTCAGATTTCGAAGCGACTGGATTAGCAAAGACTGCTGAAGGCGCTGCGTCTGCGGTCCCTGTCCCGTACCTTCGAGAAGGTGTCGAAGCGGCCGTCTATCTCTCAACTTTATGGACTGCATGGCGAATGAATCGAAAGAAGTCGAATATGGTGAAAGCCTTGGTTGAATCAGTCGACAAAGAAGGATCCGAAAAGCTTGAAAACGCCATCACGAAAACTGCTGTTAGTCTCGGGGTTGAACCTGATCTGAATAAATTTGTTAAGAAGTTCAAAGCAGCAAAGAAACTCCTGACTGGATAATAACCTTGTCATATCTCGTTAGTGTTGATTTAAATCATAAATGCTCGATCAAATGAATCAACAAACCGCAGACGTAGCAAAAGCAGCATTTAATGGACTTCTAGGCGTTGCGGTCTCTATCGGGAATTTGACTGAAGGGAAGCTGGATCTTACAGATGCGAACACTATTGCGGGGCTTGGAGTTGCGCTGATGACCATGATCTATCTGGGGTCAATGGTCTGGCTGAATGCCAAAAGGGGTAAACGCATAGATCGAACCACTATAGACGATAAGGGGAATACCCGCGCACCTATCCCAGTGAGCCCTAAGCCGCCTACGAACCTCTAAGCCTTCGCTGACGGCGTTTTGTTTTTACTCGATCTCTCAGCTCGCATATTATTCAGGTGTCCTCTAAGCGCACGATTCTGCCTACTCAGCAGCCTATTCTTGCTCATCTGCGTTTGATACAGGACCTTGTAATTGATCTTGGGCTTGTTGTCGTAGCCAAAGCCACCGAATATCCACACGAACAGGCGCTCCCAATCGAACTTTAGCTCGATCAATTTGCCTCGTAAAGTGCCTTGACCGAACTCTATGACCTCATTATCGGTCGCGTCCTCGGGAAAGAAGCCGAAATGAGCTCTCATTCGATTGGCCAGTTCGGCGTGATACTCGGTGTTAGTCATCACTGATTTAATTAAATGTTCACGGCTATTCCTCTGCCCTTCTTATCATGCCACCGTTCTTGGTGCTGAGATACTGGATGCCGGTCTTGTGGTCTGTGTGTATGCTCATACCGCTGCGATTCCACCCGCCATCATCGCTGTCGTCAGTACCTATGTCGAATGCGTTCATGAGCAAGATTATTACCATTGTGATCGCTATCCACTTTAGGGCGAATTTAAGGAGATCTAGGATTTCAGTATAAAACGCCGCAATCATTCCCTGCGCCAAGTCGTAGCCCTTCTGTTTTATAGCTCGATTCTCTACTTTCATGATTCCTCCTCCTCAGCGATCATGCCCAGCTCTTTGAGCTTGTTCATTTTCTTGGTAAAGGCCTCATAATCATCATTGTCATAAAGGTAATCCCATACTGTTTGCCACGGTAGCGGTTCGATTACGCGCATATATTGTGAATTATTCGGGTCACTCCCGACAATCATGCCCATGCCTTGATAAATTGCTTTTGGTATCCACCGTTGCTTGCACTTAATTGTACTAGATGCAGGTTTGAGCGATCCGACCGGGTGTTCGTCGCTATGCACTCGATATGTTTCCTCCTGGCATATGCCTGGGAATTCACCGAATGACCAACCACATGGGCCTTCCTCGTCAACGCCAATCCATAACTGACAGTACTTTTTTGTTCTACCGACATCTAGTTCGCTCTTGAGCAATAGCCTGAATCCGGCTTCAAACTTACCATCTTCGTTCACGCCAACTTGCTCGACAGATAATGTATCAGGATTGTGCCACTCTTCACCATCGGGCGCGGCCGGAAACGGGGTGACTTTGATGCGGATTTCGCCGCTTCCAGATACATGGCGTATGAGCTGCTCGATGGTATCTATTTTAGTAGTCCCGCCGTCAGCGAATGCATACTCCAGCGTCTTGCCCGCCGACATTTTTGGGAGCCAGATCATTAGCTCGTCTGATAGTTCTTTTTGATTCATGGTTATTATTATTGGAGGTTATCGATGTTCAGAGCGTTTGGGTTCTTCTCTTTCGCGGAGTATGTATTCGACACATATAACCTGTGTGTCCACGAGATCATCCCAATTTTCTTCAATGTATTTATGAGCTACATGATGCGTCCTCGATCCCGACCAATCGAACGGATTATAAGACATTTTGGTACTATTTAACGGATGATATAAATACAAGGGTCTAGATGTTTCACTCGTACCGTCAGCGAAACCGGCTCGGGCTATCATCGCGTTTCTTCTGCTATATAGATATCCCCTCATATTATGATTACATTTTGCCTTAATGACTAGAACAGTGATATTTGTCCCCTTGTCACGCACTTCGAATAATTTTGTTTCTTGTAGCATATTATTTTTGATTGAGGTTAGTGAATTATTAAACGCCGCAAACGACTTGAATTTCTTTTTCGTCTCTTTGGACTTCTTGAAATCTGCACTTGCCTTTCGATACTATGTTCAATGCATATTCGGCATCGTCGCTATAAAATGAAACCCAAAGATTTTTGAATTTATATTGTAGTGCCAGCGAACCCATACACTCATAATAGGTGCACAGTTGATAGTTTCCACATGACTGTCTTAATCTATGCAGGATTTTCATGTTTTCGTCATGCGTATTGTTGGCTATTCGAATTTTGTTACCGTCGACGTATTCTAGATTGAGATCATCTGGCAGCGAATTCAACGCTTCGATGTCGCGATCTTGTTTTTCTTTTTCTTTATCTATGGCTGTTTGTTTATTCATGATTTCGATTATTGATTGTTTGAGTTTAAGATTATGAAAGGCTGAAATTGATAGTATTTTTAAAAATACCGTTCAGATGTAGCGCAGGCCAAGGCATGGGCATTTCTTCGAGCCATTTAAGATGTTTGCTTATGATCTGCCTCTTAACGTTATCTGATGAGAATTCAGCCTCTAAAAACGTAGCGTGATATTCGAAGTTAAACGCACCGCTTGTCAGATGAGCAATGACCTGCGATCTAGTGCGATCGGAATTTATCTCACAGAATATAAAATAATAGTGCTTATACTTATCGTGTGCGCTATCCGTGAAATCTAGGATATCGTCATCGAGAACGAAAACGAGTGAATCATTGATTACTTCCATCTTATCTATTTTGACGCTCTTTGTTGCATCGAATTCGGTGAATGGCGGTTTTGGTTTCATATTGGTTATTGTTTGAGGTTAAGATTCGTCAGCTTCTGGCCGGTCATTATAAGCGACGGCGTTAATTTCTCCGATCACACGACATGCCTCGATCTCATCCTTGATATGGGCGTCAAAAAGCATGACCTGAGTCGCGTCATTTGACCAATCCTTGAAAATAGATGCTTTCAGTTTGCCCGCGAGCCTACCGTTTCTATGTAAAAATTCAGAGATTCTTGCAGGGTTTATATCTCTTTGAGTGGCAAAGGCTTTCAGGTTGATATTCTCTAGCGATAACGCTCTTTTAAAGGCTTCTTTTAGATGTTTCATGCGCTCAAGATACAAATTAATTCGCCCTAAGCAAGATAAAAAGCTTGCCAGTAGCGAATTAATTTCTATTAATTGATTTATGGAGGACATAAAAACTGAATCTGAAGCAATAAAAAACGCACGAGAATGCATAGCAAGATTAATGAAACTACATGGACACAAGTCATATGGTATGCCTTCAAAAAATGTATCAATAGCCTTTCAATCATTAATTAATCAAGTCCCTGATAAAATAATTTATTCACTATTAGAAGACCCAAATCTTCGAATAATAATGTCACGACACAAACCTCAAAACAATGATAGACCTAATGGCAATAAACAAAGGAAATCGCCCTGAATTTTTGCAGCGCGGCATTTCTCATGCTATGCAATATGGCGCACCACCAGAAATCGTTCAAACACTACGCATCGCATATCTTAACGAGCTCATGTACGAACAAGAGCAAAAAGAAAACAACGAACCCAACAAAATACACGACATATGCCAGACAAAAAAGACAGATTAGAAATCGTTAAAATTCACTTCGGAGCGAGTCTCTACAAAGTGGATTTTACACTAAACAGCTTGGATCATTCAGCAAGCGCAAGAGAGGTTGCAACCTCTTTTAAGACTGCTATGGCAGAGTTAATACCGCATATGATAGAAATCAAAGAGCTACCGAAAGCAGCTTCAGACAACTATCGATGCAATTCATTATCTCTTACAGTCAAAACAGCAGAAAAAGGTGACATTCGTAAAGCTACAATCAGTTGCACGAAAATTACCGCAGCAGGAAAAGCAGACAACATCAGCGCGCCTCAGTGCTTGTATGAATCATACAAAAAAGAGGCTGAAGTCTTGCCGAAGAAAGCTTGTCTCGCTATCAGTGAAGCTGTTCGACAAGCAAAGCTATTCATTGAAGGCCATCGCGATCTAAAAGATTTCTATGGTGAGCAATCAGAACTTGACGAGCAAGAGGAAGCCGCTTAACTCAAACTTAATAAACGAAAAAGGCCGTCCCAAAACGACCTTCTTCTGCTCAAACAATTAATTTCATATCCATTCGAAATCAAGGAAATACATGGTCACGAAATCTGCTGATGTCAACAGCGAAAATCAAATAGACGGAATCGAGCTCAAGAGATTTACAGATCTCGATATGAAATCACCTAAGCCCGGTATCTATAAATACATATCGTTTGACGCATATATCGATACAAACGCTCTCAGCAGCGGCCAAGTACGCAAAGCAGCTCTCTCACCGCTGAATTATAAGCGATATCTGATCGAGCAAGAGAATCAAAAGCCTAGCTATCCTCTCGAATTCGGGCGCGCCTTCGCGAGATTATGCGAAGATCCGAACGCGATCGAAAAGATAATCAAAGCGGGACCCACAAAAACGCCGTTCACTAAGGCGTGGATGGACGAAATCGAAGAATCCCCCAACACGATATTCATCAAAGAAGACGATATCGACATGCTCAAGGCCATGCTCAAAGCGTTTCAAAATCATCCATATGCGAAAGTATTCTCGTACGATGCACACAATGAATTGATGCTCGTCTGGAAGTGTGAGCATACAGGCATGATCTGCAAAGGTCTGATCGATATCTTCAAAGATGCGAACGTAATCGATATCAAGACTGCAGCCGATGTCAGACCACACAAGTTCAAATGGCAAATCAAAGACTTCAGGTATGATATTCAGGTCTGCTTCTATGCTGATGGCATGCGAGCAAATGGCGTTCGCGTTGATTACTGCTCGAACTTCTTTATCGAGAAGGAGAAAACTTTACCTGATGTCGTCGTCAAAGGCTACAATGAAGAAGAAATGGACACATGCAGAATCGAATATATCGCTGCGATCAAGGCCATTCAAGAGGCTGAAAAGACAGGCATTTATCCGGGTATCGCGCCCGAACCCATAATCGAGCTTTATGGCTTTGACGAGCCAGCGCAAACTTTCGAATAACTCAAACAATAATATCATGAAGAAAATCAAAAATATACTATGCTTTCAATTATCAATGCCTAATGTTGGTTCTTGGAATGGAAAATGGACTGGCGAAAATAACCTATACGTCATCATCAAAAAGCTCGGGCGATCTAAAAAAGCCATCCAACGCGTCAAGGAATTGTCCGAACTCGGTTCGTGCTATTACAATTTCGGGGACGGATGGGGTGCGTCTGTTTCAATAAAAGCCGTTGATGCGAAAGACGCTGCAAAATTTCGCAGAGCAAGCAAAGGTTTCTGTGCCTATGATTGGATGGTAGATACAATCCTAGAATTCGGGAAAATATTAAACGATGAACAGGCTAAGCGACAAAGGGCTATGGATAAAGAGGGTGTTACAGAGCAAGACATAGCCGAAACGACGCCGGAATTAGTCTCATAATTTAACCTCAAATAATAATATCATGACAGAACCAATACCAGTAGGAGAAGAAATCACGGGCTCAATAGCAAAGCATATGGATCGCAGATTCTTAGGCTCTATCGATCTCGTCGGCTACGACGAAACAAACGTCACAATCAAACGCGTCGAGCTTCATAAAAATATCAAGTTCGAAAACGGAAAGAAAGAAACGAATGTCAAAATGATCTACTTCGAGGAGAATGAAAAGCCTCTAGTGATTCGCGACGTTCATATCAAAGCAATCACGACTGCTCTCGGCACTGTTAAAGTCAAAGAATGGAAAGGTCGCAAGGTTACGATGTATACTGAATTCGGCAGATGGTTCGGCAAAGATCAGTTTGCGATCAGGTTCAGAACGAAGGAAGTTCTCTGATGCCCATCCAATCTCCTAAAGAACATTGGATTAGCCTCAAGGTTTCTGTTTATGGCAAGACAGATATTCATCCTCAACAAGAACAAGAATGCTCAAATGCTTTTTATGCGGGTATGGCTGCGGGGATAGGCACAGTTTTACAAATCTGCGAGGACAAGAATCGAAAAAGACAGACCGCAGCAATACAAAAGTATCTTCATGAATTAGAAGTGCTCGCACTCGGGCAAAATCCTACCGGGGGAAACTGATCGATGAAACACTACGGGATTCGCATAGCAGGAACGGAGCGCGTAACAGACTCTGGCGGCAAAGAGCTAAGATGTGCCGTTCCTGCTCATTGGCATATCGACGCAAACAACGTTGTTTTTTGCACGGCTTGTCGTGGTCACGCTCAAGCGCAAATGGATTATTTCGGTGGTGCATTATACGACAATCTTGAAATCAAGGAGTTTGATGTCTGATCTATACACATTACTAGGCATCGAGAAGACCGCCACTGCTGACGAGATCAAGAAAGGCTATCGAAAAATGATGGCCGAGCATCACCCTGACAAAAACGGCGGCGATCATTCTGACGAATTCTATGCATGCAAAGAAGCTTACGATATCTTATCTGATCCGCTACTTCGCAGAAAATACGACGACACAGGGGTGATTCCTGATAAAGAAAGCGGTATGAACATCGCAAAAGAATTCGCTGCGTTGTTTCATACTGCGATCGAGCAAGTTGGTGAAGGCGAAGATCTAATCGAGCTAACTAAAAAAGCGGTGACGCATGCGATTAAGGACACGCAGACGAATATATCTCAATGCAATAAAAAGATCTCGAAGCTCGAACGCGTCAAGAACAGAATCATTTGCAAGACCGATGATCAATTCCTGCTTCAGACAATGGATGTCAGAATAAATGATTTCATGGGTCAGATTAACGCTCACAAGCTAGAGATTAAAAAGATGGAAGGCGTCATCGAGTACGCTTGCAATTACGAATTCATACCTGAACAAGATCGATATTCAAAACAGCCCTATGGCCTAATGAGATTCTTTGAAAAATCATGAGAGTACTAATGTTTCAACCTAAATTTGCTGGTAAAGTCGAACGTCGAACGAAGCGTCAGACGATACGGCCTAAACGCAAACGCGAAATCAAGGTCGATGATCTCTTGAGTTTGCGTCGATGGCAAGATAAGCCATATAGATCTAAACAGATTATTTTATTAGAGCTGCCCTGCATCGAGACCGAGCCTATCGAGCTAGAAATCATAGAAGACATGTACATGATAAAAGTCGGCGATAGATATCTATATGGCTCCGAATGTATCGAGTTCGCTCGCGCTGATGGCTTCGCTACACTGCCTGAAATGTTCAACTGGTTTGACAATACTCACGGTCTCCCATTCAAAGACGGTGTCGTCATCAAGTGGTAATATGAAAAAGACTGTCAAAATAAAGAATGCGCGAAATGCGATGGTCTTTTTCAGCAAAAGCTGCGAAGCTGATATCGACGGCGTTAAGCTTCAAACGCGCAAATATCTGCAAGAGGCTTTAGGGTTTTATAAAATCGACGTAAAGACATGGAGCGACAAGCAGCTCGTCGATTGCTTCAGTCATGTCATTCGCGAAGCTTATGAGAAGCGAAAAAATGAAGTGCTCGAAATTCTCAAAGCGAAAAGGCGAAACAAGGATAAGAAGCTGATCCTAGATGCTTTGATGGTGAAGCCACTCGTTTATGATTTTTCTAAATATCAACTAAAGAACGGCTCGAAGCCGATCACAACTAAGAAACCACATGGGAAAAGATACTAAAATTGAATGGTGTGACAGCACTATAAATCCAACTAGCGGCTGCGGCGGCTGTGAATTATGGACAGACAAAGTCAGAACCTGCTATGCCGGGATCATGCACGAAAACAGATTAGCAAAAACATTGCCTGATCTATACGATCGCGATTTCAAAGTCGTGAGAATCATACGCGGCAGAATGAATCAATCGGCGCATTGGAAGGATATGAAAGGTGTCAATCGATCAGAAAAGCCATGGTTGAACGATATGCCTCGACATATATTCGTAGGCGATATGAGCGATGTCTTGAGTGAGGGCATATCAGACAGATATTTCATCGAGGAGATTATTCAAAATATCAAATCTGATCACGGCAGACAGCATATGTATATAATTCTGACTAAGCGGCCGAAGCGACTTGCGAAGATCAGTCAGTACATCGGGGGCTTGCCTGATAACGTAATCGCGATGACGACTGTGACAGATCAGAATACTCTGCGTAAACGATTGCCAGCATTGATGAATGTCGATTGTAGATTTCGAGGTCTGTCAGTCGAGCCCATGCTTGAGCAGATCAGTATCAGTATGAGCGAAGGTTCGTATTTTAATTGCCTTCATAATAATGTTGATTGGGTTATCTGTGGCGGTGAGAGTGGTCCCAATGCGCGGCCGATGAATCCCGAATGGGCGATCGATCTCAAGCGTCAATGCAGACTGCTCGCGATACCATTCTTTATGAAACAACTCGGCGGGACTAGCGACAAAGGCGGTGATTTTAACAACTTTCCGAGTGAGTTGCAGGTTCGTGAAATGCCGGAATAAACTATCAACCTTAATAGACAACTTGAGGAATATATAAAAATGAATGAACTAAATCAATACAGAATCAATGATCTAAAATATGCCCAAAGCCGGTTGAAGGAGCATTTAGATCAAGCCAATGTAGTGCTTTTCTATGAGAGCAACCATTATTACTTATCAAACTTTTCTGCATTTATGGTGCAATATGAGGGCAATCTATGGCCTACGTCTGAGCATTTATATCACAGCTTTAAATTCACTCAGCATAAAGATATTTTTGATGAAATATTAACCGCTAAATCTGCTCATGAATCCCTGAAGATTGCCCGTAGGGAAAAGCATAAGGTCGATCCTCAGTGGGAAAATCACAAGGTATCAGTAATGAAAATGGTCTTGGAACTTAAACTTGGCCAACATCCATATATTCAGAAGAAATTGAAGCAGACTCTCGGTGTTTCTCTTATTGAAGACTCTCATCGGGACCCGTTTTGGGGCCGTGGTCAAGATTGGAACGGCGAGAATTGGCTAGGCAGATGCTGGGTGACCGTGAGAGATAAATACTTTGAAAATTCAACTGATTAACATGCGACGAGTATATCACAATAAAGGATGGCCCGGCTTCTATGACAAAGAAGAATTCTTCATAGATTGGCCTTGGTGGTGCAAAATTCTATTCATCGCAGGAGCTATCTTCTCAATGTGGGCTGGCAAACAAAGCGCAGACGAGTTCAACGAAAAATATTTAGCTGCAATCGAGCAGTATCAACAACAAAACACGAAAGAAATCAAATGACCGTAATGTCTGACAGATTCCTGCGATGGCGCTGGTGTGCCGAAAGGATAAAACTGGATGCGATGAAAATCGGTGATGTCGAAGTGTTTCCATATTCTAAAATGGATTTAATCAGACTAACTTGCTATCGGCTTCAACACGCATACGAAACACGAGAATATAAACGTAAAAAGGTCGGCGAAGAATATGTCGTCACTCGAATCAAATGAAAAAATCAGCCACATTCTCACCATGCAGAACATATCGATACTCGTTATGGCGTCGATGGGATCTCTCGCTGACGAATTGTGTATTCATTGGCTTGAACCCATCGACGGCAGACGAGATCGCTGACGACAAAACGATCACGCGCTGCATTAACTTCGCTCAAGATTGGGGGCATGGTTCGCTGTGCATGCTGAATCTATTTGCTTATCGTGCGACGAAGCCGAAAGTGATGAGAGGCGCGATCGATCC